AGCCCTGATCAATTCCGACTGAGGTGGCTCATCGTCCTGCTGCTCATTGGCGGAATTCGCCTGAGCTTTGGCGATCTCGCTCAGGTAAAGCTGGTAGGCCCTGAGCCCAACCTTGAACGGGTCACCTCCGGTGATCCGGGGGGCGATCAGGGAAGCGATCAGAAAAGACAGGGCCATCACGAAGTCCGGTGGCATCCTGATGGGATTCTCCTCGCGGACCGTGTACTCGATCTCCGCATCGGCGATGTCCGTGTAGATCAAAACCCCGGCATCGTCCTGACCGATCTTGCTTGGCACACGCGACTGCCGCGTGTCATTCCTGTCCCCGCTCAAGAATCTCCTCAGAAACAGGCAATCAGTCGGGTATCGATACGAAAACCCCCATTCCGTGGTCGGGTCCTCCTCGATCAGGGCGAGCGCCACGAATTTGGTGGCAAACGGCCACGGGAAGTCCCTCAAGACCCGATCACGGGCCGTCGTGTAAAACCTGCGGCAGGCTCGCGCATCTGCACTCTTCTCGGTCTCGAGGTTGGCGATCTCTTCGCCAATATTGAGATGAGAGATGGCAAGATTGCAGATTTCTGTTTCTGATGACGCCATCCGACCTTACCTCCCCCTATGTTGACTCACTTGATCAGACCACGTCCGCATCACTCGCCCTCTTCGCGGCGGCCTTCGCGGACTTCCTCGTCGCCACCGTCTGCTTCGGCTGCGGACCGTTATCGATGGGAGGAGGAACCGTGTCGCTTCCCTCCTCGACGACCTCCATCCACTTCTTCGAAAAATCCTTCGGGCTGTTCAGCTTGAAGGTGTCGCCCGCCCTCGGGTGGTTGGAATCCTCAGGGTAATGCCTGACGTGGTTGTAGTACCCCAGCAACTTCGCCCTCACGACCATCATTCCCATCGTCGCCTCCTTTTGTAAAAGCTGGGGTGAGCCACTCAAGGCCCACCCCAGCCATCAGACACTAGCTGATGGTGATTCCGTCCGGGTGCGTGACGTTCTTCTGGATCATGGACATCGGCACCAGATCTGCCGTGACCGTGATCGTCGGAGTCGTCCCCGTGACGTCATACCGGACCCCGATGAACCGCTCGCTCTCGGACAGGTCGGTCGGAGGGATCGGGATGTAGAACGCAAATCCCGCGACCAGCAGGTCGGCGTCCTGAGCGGGAGCGGCTGGCGTCCCGCTTTCAAAGGCCCGGCGCCCCATCAGCTGGCGACCCGTGGTCTGCGCGGCGTTGGAGGCGTACTCCACCTCGAAGGTGTAGTCCTCGTCGCCGGTCGTCTGGTCCGCCGCCACATCGACGGTGAACCGGACCGCCATGGGCTCCCCGTTGCCAATGGCACGGTCCGAACCCAGATCGTAGACGTTCGTGCCGACCGCATCGGCGGTGACGGCCTGAGCGTCAGAGAAAATGCACTGTGCATCTGTGTAAGCCATCGCTTCTTCTCCTTGCGTTGTTTCCTTCACATCACGCGGTCATCCGGTCTCCGCGTTAGACCACTCGAGCTTCCGTCTCCGTCAGGGCATCGACGATGCGAACGGGGATGCCACGGAAGGTCGGGATCTCCATCCCGTCCACCTCCTTGTACACCAGCCCGCCACCGCTGATGACGTCGTCACGACGCTGGATGTCGAGCATCTGGAACACGGTCCGGTTCATGTAGAACGCGGGCTTGCCCATCCGAAGGCTCGGGATGCGGTGGATCGCCTTGATCATGAGCTCGACGAGGTCCGCCGCCGAGGACTTCGTCACGAGGTTCGAGATGTCGATGTTCGGGATGCGGACCACGTACCGCCAGTCCTTCAGCGCGATCCCGCACTTCCACTGCCAGTGGTCCTGATAGGCGCGCATCCGGTTGCCCGCGATGCCAGCCGTGGTCTCGACCGTGACGAGCCCCATGTCCTCATGGGTGATGCCAGCCACGGAGCCCTTCGGAAAGACCCCGAAGATGCTCTGAGGGCCCCAGACCGCCAGCCAGACCGAGCTGTTGTCCGAGCCCGTCCCGCCGCCGTCCACGATGTTCTGGCCGTTGTTGGCCGACAGCAGCGAGTACCGGACCGCGAGGCCCGTGAACTCCTCCTGCGCGACCCCGCTGTTGCCGTAGATCAGCGTCTGAGCCATCTCCTGATTCATCGCCTCGATGAACGAGGTAGCCTCCGACAGACGGAACTCGGACGTGTTGCCGTTCAGCTCGGCGAGGTCCTTGTCCACCTCGCTCCACGCCTCGAGCATTCCGACCTGCTCATCGAGCTGGGCGGTCGTGCTCTTCGACGGAGCGATGCCTTGGTTCAAGAGGCGCCACGCCACGGTGGGCAGTCCCGTGCGGACGGTGACGCGGTGTCCCGTCTCGAGGTTCCCCTCCATCCACATCTGGTCGAGGAGGATCTCGTTCGTCTGGGAAAGCAGCTCCACGATGGAAGCCACCTTGCCGTCAGGGTCTTTGCGCTTCGCCCAATCCACGAGGGTGAGAACGCTGGTTCCCAAGGTTGCCATGTGTTATCTCTCCTTTGTTTCAGGTGATCCGTAAAGCAACTCGGCCATCGACTTCTTGGCACCCCCAGCCGAAGCGCCGGGAATGACAAGCTGGTCCTCGCGCATCGCCTTTCCGATGCGATGCACGAACCGGATCAACTCAGGATGGTTGCCGAGGCCGCTTTCGTTGAGAGCCTTCTTGAAGGCGTCCGTCCCGAAGCGTTCCACGACACGATGGGCCAGCTCCGCGTTCTTCGCGAACGCTTCGCCGCCGATCTCCTTGTCGGCCTTCGACTCCGTCATCCATGTGTCGATCTGCTTCTCGAGCGCCTCGTTCTGGCCCTTGACGAAGCCCTCGACCCTTGCATTCTCCCGGTTCAGGATGCTCTGCGCGTGCTCATTCGAGAATCCTCGCTCCTTCGAAAAGGCGGCGATCTCCTCAATCACGGCTGCATCCAGAAACGAGTTTTCAGGCAGTTTGAGATCGTACTTCTCGGGAGCGCCCGTCTTGGGGGCTCCCTGAGCAGCTTCCGCAGCCTTCTTCGCATCAAGATTGCCGTCTGCGGCGGCACCGACCGTACCCACCTCGGGCTTTGCTCCCGTCAGGACCGTTTCCTTGGGTGCGGGCGCGTTCTGATCGCCAGCTTTCGCGGTAGCTGCAGCGGCGACCTGAGTGACATCAGCCATTTGACTGCTCCTCCCGTTTGTGACCTTCCGTCATGATCTTGAACGCCTCATTGGCGTCCGCTTCTCTGATTTCACCCAGCACGAAGAACCCGACATCCTGCTGGCCAGACCGATAATGGATCTCGGCGCTCGCGTGCCAGACCGACTCGAACGTCCTGCATTGTTTCATGAGCCTCAGCAGGAACCTCCTGCCAGCCGCAAGACCAAGAACCGCCCTGACGTCATCAAGGTCCCGATCCCTCGCATTCCTCGACTTCACCTCCGACTCCCGGACCTGCTCCTCGTCGGCGGCGTTCTTCACCAGCGATCTCGAGCCGCTCACGCTACCTCCGTCCGCGCCGTCGTGCACGCCGAATCCAATCGCTGGCAACAAGCGGCGGATCCCCCGTGTAATCGATATTTACGTAGGGAATGATCTTCGTGCCGCTGATCGACTCGAAACTGTCGAACGTGACCAGCTCGGTTGCGTCTCCACCGAGATTGATCTCGACGTTCATGTAGCCAGCGATGCACGCCTGCATTGTCGTGCTTAGCATCGGGCACGTTGTCAGCCCGAGAGCTCCGAGCCAGAAATCTACCCGAGTTTCCAGAGGCGCAGCGAAAACGCCATTGTAATCCGAGGCTTCCAACGTCGGCCCGATGCACCCGGCGCAGAACCGGGTCAGCGATGTCGCGCCCGCGGTCAGGCTGGACGACACCTTCTTGAGGTTCAGAGAGGCTGCTGTGATCACCGCGCCCGGCGGAATGACGGAGGCGATGTTGAAGAACAGGTACGTCCGATGGACGTCCGTCAGGGCGGACGAGGACTGGTAGATGCTCAGGTAGGGATGCAGCTTGTAGACGGTCTTGATCCCGACGTAGTTGTCGATGAAGCCGTCTTCCGGCGTAGTCTGGATCTGTACGTTGAATGGTGGCACGTCCTATTCTGGCGGAAACAGGGTGGTACGCGCCAGCCTTGGGGTGTCGTACCATTTCTTCAGCCCTGCGTCCCATCGCCTCCGCGTCGATATCACCTGATCCGGGTTACGGTTGTAGAGCTTCCTTTCCCGCAACGAGTAGCAGATGTTGTAACTCTTGTTGTCGGGGTTCGTCAGAACGACGTCGATGGAAATCTTCAGGTCGTTCGAGATCGCGTCACGCTCTTCGAGGAAGCGCAGGACCCCGTCCTGTGTGCCGTACATGAGATGCCCGACCATCTCCATCTCGGTCCAGTCGTGGGCAGCCCACTGGATGTCGATGTCGCTGTGCGCCTCAGCGCAGCCGAAAGCGTAGCTTCCGCAGACCTCCCAGTCGGCCACCAGACTCGACGCGCCGAGATTCGCCGCCATCTGGTCGAGTCTCTGCTCGAGCGTCGTGAGCAGCGCCTGAGGGAGCAGCAGAACGTCGGTGACGCGCCATGGAACGTCCTTCTGCTGCATCCATCTCATTAGAACGGCCTCCGAAGCAGCATCGACACGTTCAGACTGGTCGCGCCCGTGCCGCCAGAGCTGATACGAGGCCGGATATACCGCACGATCTCCACGATCTCCTCGATCTTGGCCGCCGTGAAGTCGAGCGCATTCCCCTGAGGATCGGTGAGCGCGTAGTAGCTCACACCATCATTGGAGCCCTCGATGCGAAGCACGGCGCTGCCAGCGAAGTTGCCATCGACCTGAACGCTCCGATCTGCGGAACCCGGCATCTCCAGAGGGCTGCCATCAGCATTCGTCGTGGTCAGGGGAGTCCACGAAACGACATGGCAGTCGTCCCCGTAGGTCTTAATTTCCGTGATGAGCGCAGTTACGGTAGCCATGGATCACCTGAACAGGGCCTCCGCCTTCTTCCTGAGCTCGGAGAGCTTCTGATCGAGGGCGGTCAGTTCCACCCTGCGATCCGAGATCTGGGAAACGAGGCCCGACTTGGACGACTCGTGCTCCCTGATCTTCGTCTCCAGAGCCTCCCTCAGGCTCACCGCCCCGGCACAGATCTCCTTCGCCTTCGCCTCCGCCTCGGAGATGATCGCCGACTTGCGCCTCTGCGCCTCCGCTTCGATGTTGACGGAGAGGGTCTTCATGTTCTTGACGACCTTCTCCATGTCGGCCACCTCGCCGAGCTTCGCCTTCAGCTTCCCCTCCGCCTCCTCGCAATCCCTGTAGGCGGCCTCCTTGGAGGCGACCGCATCCTTCATCGCCCGCTCGATGGAGCCGATCTTCTCGATCATGTCGCACAGGGCGACCACGGCACGGAAGGTCTTGCCCACCCCGCGCACCTGATCGATCATCTGCTGGATCTCGCTCATCGGGCGTCCCTCATGACGAGCATCGAGACGAACAGGCGGGTCTTCTCGTCACCGCCACGGACGGCTGGCCTCACGAAACGGGTCATCCCCTGAGGGACGCAGATCACGTCATCGACGACGAGCGTCCCGTTGTCCCGCAGGGCGAACGGAATCCACTTGTCCCCGTCGTTG